GGGGTATACTGGCCGGGGTCTTGAACAGTAACAACTGGTTCCGGTTCGCTATACGTTACTTCTGTGTCGGTATCTTCTGTAACATCTTCCGTATCTGTGCTCTTGTCATCAGTTTGCTTGTCATTAGTTTTTATCTCCTCGCGCTTATACGGGATACTTAAGCTTTCTTCACTAAAGTCACCTTCCCACTTCTTGGCTTCGGCTTCATTAGCAGCCTTAACTTGGTCTTCGGTTGGTACTTGGGGGTCTGGCATAGTACTCCTTGCTTAGACTGGAATCGGCGGTGTAGCTGGAGATGACGGCATCGCTGGCTGCATCGCTGGATTCGGTTGCGGTTGTTGAGAGGGGTCTTGTGTAGCCCCTGGCTGCTGCGGTGAAGGCAGTGGCTGACCTGATTGTAACCCATTTGGATCTGGCTGTACAGGTTGGCCGGTCATCGGGTCAATCTGTTGTGGTGGTTGCATGCTTTCTTGTAACATCAGCGATTGCATCATGGCATGTTGGACAGCAATTAAGAACGCCGTAATACGTTCCGTAGCGTCTGGATTTTCACCTTTAAGCTTCTGGAAACGGTTTGAAGCCACGAATGTATTAAAATAATCAAAATAGGCTTGGTCATACTTATCACGCTCCTCTGGCGTCTTCTTAGCAATCAATAGCTGTATATCAGATTCAGCATCATTGTTAATCTGGTCAGACTTGATATTAGCAAGATACTCTTGAGGATTTGTAAGCCCCTCGTAATAACGCTCTGCCCGTATATCAGGATTTGGCAAGCCTAAATCTTCCATCAGACTCTTGTAATCAATTGCATTACCAGCCTGCCACAATTGCATAGCCGTAGCCCGTATACTCGCCTTGTCCAGCGGCAAGGTGCTGTCTGTCTGTACCGATACTTTGACGTTGCTGTCAAGTTTATCACCATTGATCAGAATAAACTCATACTTGCCATCACCGCCTTTAGTCTGGAACCAGTAATCATCGGTGTAATACACACGCATCATCTGCAACAATATCTTGTAATAATCCTCCATAGTCATGGATATACAGCGCACTAAATCATCTTGCATTGCCCCGGCTTGCTGCTTCACCATCAAATCACGGCCTAATGTATCTTGCTTGTCTGGCTGGCTACCCTTAAACACGGCTGGCGTGCCCATGATCTGGTCAATCTCATTACGAGCATCGTACAGGGTATTCTCGACATAGGACGGCAACGGTGCGCTAGCGACATTGACTAATGCCTTGTTCATGTCATCGCCGTCAGCCATGGCAACCGTCTTAGCACCCTTGTTAATCAGATTACGGGCATCTTCTTGGTTAAATGACTTCTTACTCGCTACCCATCGGCCATTCACATAGTCGGCATTTTCCCATATCTGCCGACCACGCTTGTTCAACATCTCTTGCTGTGGCTTGGCTTGTTCGATCAAACAGGTTTCATCAATGTAACTGTGACCAGTGTTGATGTAATTAAATATCACAAACGGCTTTGGCGGCATAGTTGTGACATTGGCTTGCATCTCTTTCTTACGGCTCTTGAGGTATACCCAGTTCGGGTTAGGCATTTTGTCAAGGATAACGTGCTTTTCAGCAATGAACCAACAAACACCCTCTTTTGCCCGGCCATCACTACCGGCATAGGTAAACCAACACTCCCAGTACGTGACCATCTTGCTTGTTTGGGTGTAAACGCCACGACGGATACTAAAAGCCTCTTTAATGGCTATTTCTTTTTCAGGGAAGCGAGCGCATAACTCATCAACACTGCAACGCAAGCGATGGTATATCTTCGACGGATTACCCAAGTACCCGGCGTAGCGATCAATGATAATATCTTCTGGATTACAAACCTCGGTGACAATATCGCCATTCTCACCAACATTCGGATCGAACCGTAGTTTAAGATAGCCACGCTTACGACTAATCAGGTTTAGCACAGCGGCACGTACTTTGTACTCTACCTTCTCATCGGCGGCATGTTGGTACAAAGCCGATCCGATATCCCTTGCACCCTTCAGGTAGATGTCATCACCTCGACTTGGCGTAATGTCTGGCTTAGCTAATTGACCAGTAGCATAGCTAAGGATTGCCCGAGTGCTACTAAACAGCCGATTATCAATGTAGCGGCTATCATTCTTCAAATAGTCCTTATCATTGATCTGGTCGCCTAACAGATAAGCCGTGTTTTCTACGTCTGTCTTGTCCAGTACCCATGGCTTTTTATTCCAGTGGTCACGATCAGCCTCTAAGCTGTTAATTAGCATCTTGTCGAGGTCAGCATCAGACATGGTCAGATCAAGCGCCTCAAAGTCAGTCGGTGCTACATATAATTCGGTAAATTGATCTTCGTAAACGTCTTGTGTTTGTGAGTACGGGTTGGTAGATGCCATGTAATTCTAAGGTGTTAGCACTATTTTAAACAAAAAAAGACAGCGCAAGGGCTGTCCATTACTGCAAGTATAGCATTATGTGACATGAAAGAAATAGCTATACGGGCAATCAACACCATCGACCTTGCCTTTACAATGCCTGCCAATGCCAGTATTGTTAATGTTTTGTGGGTCATAAAAGTCATCAATTGCCAGCACTTCTAAGTTTTGTAGTTCAACAAGTTTACTACCACAATTGTGACAGCAGAAGTTCCAATACCGTGGCCGGTCACTCCTGATTAAAGTAACTAGACACCTATAGCGCCTATCAGCTACGGTTTGTATACGCTGGGTAAATACTATTTGCAGGCTATTCACTGATCAAACCCATCATAGGTATCTTGTAATATATCACTAAAGTCAACTGACAGGCTATTGCCCGTAGCGCTAATGTTGGTAACTTTCGTGTCTTGCGGCATATCGGGCTCCATAAAGCTTGACATGCCGCCCATTAGCTTGCTAAGGGCAATTCTTGCGTATGTCTCGCTAAATGGATAATCTGATTGCTTGTCATCCTTTTTAACCCACACTGACTTTACCCGGCCATCGTCTTTCTCTTCAGTCGTCCTGTACAGGTTATTCCAATGCTTGATCACATCCTCAAGCTTGCTGACGTGCTCACGATACAGTAGCCGTGCGTGGACAATCTCATTGGCTCGAATGTCAATAACCCGCGTCCTATCGGCATACACGACCTGTTCGGCCTCTTTCCATTGTACCGAGCTTAAACCGTCTAAGGTCTTGAAGTAACACAAGTACCAATCGTTATACTTAGCCGCCATTTGCTTTGGCATGGTAGGGTAAGGATTTGGGTCACAAACAACGACTGCATTGTACATAAGTTTAAGATGTTCGATCTTTTCCCAGCCATCAACATAGCCATGCTCAAATATTCCCGCTGGTGTCATCAGCGTGTAATACTGGCCGCCTGCGTCCTGATCAACACCCATAGCCACCTGCTGTTTAATAACATGCCCTGGACTGGTCGCCCGTATAATAGCCTCACGATCGACGATCATATCGCTTGGTGTGTAGGCTTTGCCAAGTACGAACCCATGAAAGGTCGCTACGTCCATTTCGGCCTCTTGGTCAATTACACGCCTCGCTGTCACCCATGGTGCCATCATCTGGCTAATCCAATAGCCATGACGTTCCTTGCTTGGCCATTTGGCTACCCAACGCCCCATGCGCCGGTCCTCATTACTCAATTCCTTTAAACATTTACCACATACAAATAACTGTTGCCTTTTATCGACATAATGACAATGCTCATCGTTAGCGTTTAAATCGATATACCATTCGTGATTGCAGTGTGAGCACGTAATAAACCAGTGCATCGCATTGCTATCTTTGAATAAACCATCGACACCGAAGCCTACCGCTGAACCGTTGCTAAACCTTCGTCTGCGCGGTTCTTCTGCTGCCTGCAGACGACTATCAAACATTGTTACCGTGTTCATGTCAGGCATACGATCGTATTCATCAATTACTAGAGTGTCAGCAGATACGCTAATAGCTTCGCGTTCGCTACCGCCTTTAAAGTAAATGAACCGATCACCAACCTTCTTAAGTGATACGCTATCACTACCGATATCCGCTGCAATAGCCGGATTAGACACAATCAAAGGGTTAACTTTAGGTATCACAAAGTCTTGGACAACGTTACGTGTTGGTAGTGCATACAAGATGTTTCGCTTTTCATACTTGAGCTCATGAAAGCTTTTCATGATGGCATACACGCTAAAACCTACCTGAGCACTTTTAATGCACACAATATCAGGACTATTGTCCGCGTAGATGTCAATCATAAAACGATGATTCTTAAACTCTAGCTTGCGCTGATTCTCAGTAACAAAGTTACCAAGCGTAATCCATGCTAAGGGCGTACTAGCCACTAAGGTTGCAGTTTGCTGCGGTGTCATGCTCTACTTGCTTTTAAGAAATTCAGTGAACTTAGCAGCGAGTCCTGGATCAGATGTTACGATCAATGGATTTTCACCATCACCACCTAACTGGACTTTTTCAGTTGCTTTACCGAACCCACGATCAAGCAACCCCTGTATCGCTTGGTTGTCGGCTGGCTTCGTAGTCATGTAATAATACTCGCTATCGGTATCTTCCAACTCATCATCAATATACTGCCGTATCATCTCTGGACTAGTAACAATCTCCGTCCAAGATTTACGATCCTTTCCACTGCCGACAGTTTTCTTAACCATCAAATACGTTTCGCCCACAGCCTTGTTAAACTGTGCCTCAAACAGCTCATCTGCTGTCTTGTGTACCCTATTGAGGAAACGAGCTTTAGCACGCTCACGCTCTATCGTCTGTGGCTCTACGGTGCCTTTTGGACGCCCTGCACCTGGTCGAGCACCACCATGAGTTTTATTACTTGAATTTTCATTCATGTTTTCAAAATCCTCAACTTCGGCCATATTCCTAAAACCTATCACATAATCCATAAAACCGCTAGCAGAAAGCGAAAACTACTAGCGGCTAACAGAGGTAATTAAATGTAACACAAGCCACATTCGTTGGCATAAGAGGCTAAACGCAAAGGAAAATGAGGAAACAAAAAACCTTTGCTAGCATTTACCAATCTGGCTAATGGGTCGAGTAAAACTCGGTGGCCTCCGCCGTACACTCGTGTGCTACGTGGGGTAGTATAGCACAGACCTGTAACCCGTCTGTTAGCTTCCATCCTGTAATTAAACAGCACTACATGCGTCCTGTCGGGTCAAGACGTTGGAGTAGCATCATGCGTTCCTGCTGTTTTCTTTTCCATTCAGGAACTTCTATTTCATTAAGTGGGTTTAGTTCAGTGGGTTTAGTTCCATGGTTGCCTGGCAACCTAGGTAGGTTGTGTGGCGTACTAGGTAGGTTGCCTGACGGCCTACCCCCCTCTCTATGTAGGTTGTGTAGCGGCCTACCCTGTGTATAACTATCTACCTCTGTTTGCGGTTCCGTATCAATGATCATAACTTCATACAAATTAGTCAGTTTCTCTTTGCTTTTAGTGCGGTTCGTCTTGCGTAGTATTCCAGCTTCAATAAGTGTTTTAACGGCTTGTACAACGGTTGTCCTACCGAAACCAGTAAGCTCACCTAGCTTGCTGTAGCTAGGGTAGCACTCTCCCCTGTCGTTCTGCATTGAACACATCCACAGATAAACCGCTTGAGCATAACCCCCAACGGTTTGTAGTGTATCTTTGTTAGGAATAGTGATAAATGTTTGCTTGGCGTATTTAGTAGCCATAAAAGAAAAACCCCTTCGCCTGGGCGGGGGGGTTTATCAGAGTTCAATTCCACTCTGATAATAGCACAAGCTATCGCCGCACTCAAGCATTAAATAATATTGGTATGACTTGAGTGTTTTGGAATTGAACTCTAGTCATAGCAGCAGTATACCAACAACACCACAAAAAGTATATGCTTACTTGTACACACCTATTCTAAATAATCCCTATTGACACACAAGACATACACCTATATAGTGGTGAGTAGTCAGCCATAAGTCGGCTTAACAGCCAGCCTTGCTGCCTTAATTAAATAGAACAGATGCAGCATATAAACAGAGAAGTGATTAGGATGAGTGATGTGATGGGTAAGTTTGAAGATGCTATACCTAAAAGTATTTCCCAGCTTGAGGCTAATATTAGAAGGCTTCGGCAAGAATCTGTGTCGCTTGACTGGGGTCATAAATGTGATTGTGTATATTGTACCGAACAAACCGACGTACCAGAAGAGACCGAAGCACGAGACGCTGAAATAAGTACAGAAATCAAAGACATAAAGCTAGCTATAAGCCGATTAAAACGCCATGCAGTTGCAAATGGCATTGAGGTTGAGTAATGCCCGTTCTAACCTACCCAAGCATCCGCCAATTCATCCGTAATGCCAGCTATGCCTTTGACCATTGCTTAATGGGCGGAACGGTTATTATTGTCAAACATAAGCGTGAGTATGAATTGAGGGTTAAGAAATGACTGACTTCACCACTGAGGCTGCGGCGATGTTGCGAGCGTTTAGACAGTACTTATTGCATGGCATTATGTCGGATACGCCAGTTGAGATGGATTTTGATGAAGCCTTAACCAAACTCACCACCGCACATGAGCGCGACATCACCCGGACAAAGAAAGCTTACGGTAACTGTACCAATTGCTTTGGAAAAGGATATTCTA